CCTGCAAAAAAAGTGCCTCTATCAGGTAGTCTTGGTGGTGAGCATACTGGTGATATCAAACTAACTATCAAAGGCAAAGAGTATACAGTTGAAGTTAAGTATCGAGCAGTTGATAAATTTCCTAGTGTATTTAAAGTAATACAAAAAAGAGACATTGCTTTGTACAAAAGGAAAACTGGTGAGCCAAGATGGGTTATCATCATACCTGACACATTAGTAAAGGAGATATTAAAATGATATGTGTGATATGCAAAGGTGAAATAGAAAAACATTATACAGAAGAAGGTGTAATGTATTGGGATCAAGGACACAATGCAGAGCCAATAGCTGATGGAAGATGCTGTGACAAATGCAATCAAGATATTGTAGTACAGTATAGAATATCAGATATGCTAGTTAACAAAGGAGGTAGCAATGGCTAATCTACAAAATAATATATACATTGAATACGAACAAAAGGTAGCAGAGATCAAAGGACTTGAAGATAAAATCAGCGAGTCTGAAGATGTAGCTGAAGTTAAAAGGTTTGTAAATTATAACATGAAACCAAAACTACAGCATGAAAAAGAATGGTGTGATTTTTTCGCAGAACAAATGTACAACAACTACTGGGAGAACTATCTGTGGCGAAACTAACATCAGAGTGGCAACCAAGCCAAGAAGTAATCAATCAATATAAGGAGGTCAACCATGACAGAGAAACAAAATACTTCAAACATTTCTATATTACAAACTCGTATAATAAAGAAGACTGGAATACAGTCTATTGCGAATGGTGTAAGAAACAACTCACTCGCAAAAACACTAGTCGAACAAGCAGGATCAGACCCAAACAAAGTAACGAAAGCGACAGTTTCTATCTTAGAATCCATAATCAACTCAAAGATAACTGAGAAAACTAACAATCAATATATGTTCTTTCGTTGGGAGTTAGCTTCTATATCAGACATTGCTAATGACTTGTATGACAATCGTGTCAAAGTAATCAAAGCATTAGAAGAATGTATGACTGTAGCTGATACAAAAGACGTACATCAATGGCTAATGGAAGTCATGGTATGCACAGCCAAGCAAAGCCATTTGACAGAGAAGGACTTAGCCTTTAAAGCAAGAGTGTATGCCAAGAAGTTTGACCATGTACCTGCAGATATAATGAAGTATGCTTGTGATAAAGTTATCATGAATTGCAAGTTCTTTCCAACTGTGGCAGAGATCAATGAGTATGTAGAGCCAATGCTGCATTATCGTAAGTCATTGGTCGAAGCAGTATCAAGCAAACTAATTTCAGCAATAGGAGAATAATATGAGTATGACATATAAACAAAGAGATTATTTTGAAAAAGCATTAAATAAAGTATCAAGTATGAAAGTAGATGATTTTCAAACACTTTGTCAAAACAATAAACTTGATAATAGTTACATTGATAATTTAATATTTGATGTAGCTAAAATTATAATGGAGAAAGATAATGAGTGAAGAAAGATTTGAAGATGCACCTGAAGCATTACAAGAAAAAGATTATCAAAGGTACATACCTAAACCCTATATGAATTATTTCAAATCAGTTCAGTTTTATTCTGATCGAGATGAAAAAATTCAACCTAAAGGTGTGACTGCTGATTACAGAGGTTATGCCAAAGCACATTAAGTGTTTGATTTATAACAATAAATGTAGTATGCTGATAGCAAGATTGGAGGTCTTATGACAACAGAACTACGTCACGCACCTATGCGTGAAGACTTTATCAGAGGTAGCGATATGGTATCTTTGATGCAAGGCAAGTGGGAAGAACTATGGAAAATCAAAATGGGATTGCTTGGTCGTAAAGATTTGCGACATGAGTTCAATGTAAGATTAGGTTCTTTCACAGAAACTTTTAACTTATTGTGGCTACAAGAATACTATGAGTATGACTTTGTACCACAATCTACACATACAAAAATGTATGGCAGTATCAAATTACAAGGTACACTTGATGGTGAAGATCGTGATAAATACATTGGTGTAGAATGTAAGCACACACATAGTCGTAATGATATGGACTATATGTTGGATTACTATATGCCACAGATGCAATTCTATATGTATATATCAGGTCTGCCACAAATGGTGTTCTCTGTTATCTTTGGCAACAAACATGAGTGTGTAGTTGTAAGTGAAAACAAACAATATCAAAGTGAGATGTTATATAAAATCAAATCATTTTGGGAATATGTTACACACAATAAACAGCCTCAAGATTATGTGTCAGAGATAAAACAAAGTATCAAAGATAACATACCGATTAATGGCAAAGTCAAACGTGATGCTTCATCTAGTAATAGTTTTAGCATTGCAGTAGATCAGTATCTTAAAAGTGAAGGCGCTGCAAAAGTATTTGAACAAGCTAAAAAAGATATCAAAGCAGAAATGAAAGACAATGAAGCTGAGATATATAATGAGTTTGTAAGTGTCAAAAAAGATAAGCGTGGGTCAATTCGCATAACAAAAAAAGGGTAAGCAGACCCACTTACCCTTTTAACTATCTGTATAATGGAGGTCATACATGACAGATACAAATACTAATAACAAAAAAACTGTGCCAAGTAAAGCACACCCCAAAGTTACTGCAACTTTGAGACAAGCAATGCTAGAGTTTCAAAGACTTGCTGTGACTGCCAAGAAAGATGGCAAAAACCCACACTTCAGAAGTAACTACTCTACACTTGAGTCTGTTATATCTGCAGTAAATCAGGGTAATCAGTTTGGTTTATTCTTTACCCAAGAGATTGATTACGTTTACACCAGTCACATGGAAACCAAATCAGAAGTAGTAGTAGTCACTACAGTACGTCACGTCATTGATGAAAGTACTTATGTCTCAAAGCTACCAATCATAATGTCACAAGCTAATTATGAAAACCCACAGAAGATTGGCTCTGCTATCACATATGCCAAGCGATATACATTGCAGTCAGTATATGGACTGCCATCAGAAGATGATGATGGTAATGAAGCAAGTAAGCCTACAATCCAAGTCAGCAAACCAAAGATGAAAGGAGAAGATGATGGATTATGATAACACAGATAGAGGTAGTTTCTTCAAACCACGAGCAGATGAAAGTCTGCTCGTACAAGGCAAACTAAATAGCGAGGGGTCAGAGTATCGTATTGCTATAGTCAAAGCCTCACTACCTGATGGTGGTACAGCACGAGATGTCTATGTCAAAGTTGGTACTATGTATGAAAATGACAAGTCATTGAATGAGAAAGCACCTGACTTTAGTGGACCAGTCACTATGCCAAGCCAAGAAAAACGTAGGATTGCTTGTTGGAAAACTATATCTAAAGATGGCAATACTAAGTTTCTATCTGCACGGATAGGTGACAGCACACCAAGAGTCGAAGAACCTGCAAGGGATCAAACTATTGTAGAACATGAATCAGTATTAGGAGGTGAAGATGTCGACGATATCCCGTTCTAAAAAAGATCAAATGATTAGTGAAGCATTAGCAAGAACCCATGACCCTAAAACGTCATGGGAAGCTGCTGAAAAAGTTGACACCAATAAGCTAGAGTCATTGGTATTAAGAGTGCTAAAAGACTTTGGTAATGTAGGTGGTACTAATGATGAATTGCTTTCTTATTTATATGATACACAAATATGGAAACAATACACAGCTATCATGCCAAAAGAAAGTAGTATTACACCAAGATATAAACAGTTAATAAATAAAGGTTTAGTCTATCGTGATGGTACTACAAGAAAAGGTAGCATGGGTAGAAGCCAAATAGTAAATTTTATAGTAAAAGAGCAAAAAAAGTCTTGATATAAGAGCCATACAGAGGGGGTAAAGACCTCCTCTGGTATGATTACACCCAAGAATATCTACTAAGTCTGTATGTTTTTCATACGTTCAATAAGACGATTTGCTCTATTTGGTACTTGTTTTGCCCACTTAGAGTCCAACATTTGGTTTGCAGCCTCTGTCCAGTCACTAGAATCTACAGCTTTCTTCATCTTATGAAACCGAGATAGTCGAGGTCTGCCCATATTAAACATCATATTGCATAAAATTTTTTGTGCTTCAGCAGGTAACTCTTCAAACTGTGGATAAAGTAATTTTGTTTCTGCTACACAAGTATATAAATCTGCTTCAAATAATTCGTGTACTCGCTCAGAATCTATTTTTGTACCAACAGCTAATCCATTTTCAGGATCATCTTCACGGATAAGATGACCTATACCTACAGTTGGTAAGCCAAGATGATCGAGATAGACTTCATTGATTACTCCTTCATCAGCTTTAATTTCTTGTGTCATTTCATTAAAAGTATCTGTGTTCATTGTAACCTCCTATTTTCTATTACACCACACATAGGACATTTCCATACATTCTTTATAGCAGTTAATATCATAGCAATTTTACATCTTGCACAGATTGGATTAGCCAAAAAAATATCCTGCCCAAAAACTTAGAAACCATATTACTATGGCTACTTGCATAAAGATAATCATTTTGTAATCTTCTTATACTTTTCAAATGTACGAAGTCCACCCAATCCTAGCATACCCATCAGCACAGTCATCAATGATCCCATATCAAACTCAGGCAATGGTGGCATAGTGACACCAAACATAGCAGTAAAAAATATAACAAAAGGCGCTATAACAAAGTGCCATGCCAAAGCGATACCACACACCCAACCAATGAAAGGTCGCCAACTTGCAACAAACCAATGACCTGATTGTGCTTCCATCTTGTTGACTTCTATCTGTGACTTAGCAAGTTCTTGTGCATGTTTCTCAGCCATAGTAGCAATGTCATGTGCCAGTTTATTCTTGGTATCTTTGTCTTCTATAAATTTGCCTATTAGTTTGGTGGCAGGACCAATCAATGCTTGTATCACCATAACCTCATTTGTTCATTTACTTTGACTAACTTTACAAAACAATCATACTGTTTTTGTTCTTGTCCGATCTTAACAGTTTGACCATCTAAGTATGACTTAAAATAGTCAGCAGTCTTTACTGATTGAAAATGTAATGTACCTGCAGGATTACCTGCAAGATAACATAATAAAACAAAAGCAG